CGCGCATGGCCAGCGCCGCGTTGCCGCCGCGCGCCGACCGGGCGAGCGCCTGCTGGCCCGCGAGCCCCTGCTGGATCTGCCGCTGGACCGCCATCTCCCCGGCACCCTGCTGCTGGCCGGTGGCGACCTGGCCGAGCTGCTGCGCGAGCGCCATCTGCTGCCCGCGCCAGTCGCCGTATCGGCTCTGGTCGATCTGCGAGGCCGTGCCCTGCGCGACGTTGCCGACCTGCACGTTGCCCGCCTGCGGCGCGGCACGGCCGCCGTACTGCTGGAGCCCCTGGTCGATCAGGCCGGTGATCTTGTCCCGGTCGCCGAGCTTCGACGCGTTCGGGTCGGGCGTCCTGCCCATGCCGCCAAGGACAACGTTCTTGAGACCGCTCCAGAAGCCCATGGCTATCCGCTCCTCGCCCCGCCGAGCGGGGCACGCTGGCGGAGCATACCACCGGTCAGTAGCAGCTCCGACAGCTCAAATGAGGCCCCGAAGTCGTCGGCGGCCTCGACGTCCTCGAGGCGGAACGCGATCGACTGGGCCCGGATGCCGACGTGTACGCTGCGCTGGTACTGCGCCCCTTCGGTCACGACGCCGCCGTAGTAGCTGTCGCCGTAGGCGAAGTCGCCGTAGAGCGTGGGGATGTAGTTGTTGTTCACGTCGGCGTCGTACGGGCCGCGCCACGCATCCTGGTAGTCGACGCGCACCGAGATCCGCAGCGTGTGCCGCGACAGGAATCGGCCGATGAAGTACGCGTACCAGAAGCGGTGCCACGCCTGGAGGTACGGCACCATCTTGATCCACGCGGTCTCGATCCGCATCGGGATGTGCAGCCCGTCGTCGGCATAGCTGCCGATCGTCTCCTTGAACACGCGCGAGTCCGTGCGCAGGTAGTAGAGCGATCCGCCGACGACCGCCGCGTCGATCCCGATGTGGTTCGTGAACGTGGACCACTGCGCCCGCTCGTAGTCGTAGAGCAGCGCGCGCGCGCCGGCGTCGGCGCTCGTTAGGAGGACGTACGGCCGGTCGGGCAGGAGCACGGTGCGCGTGACGGTCTGCGCGTTGTACGCGGTGACCGGCGTGCCGATGCGCTGGAGCTGCCGCGTCCGGTCGAGCAGCATGATCCCCTTCTCGGACTGGAAGATCAGCCCGTCGGGGGTGAGCCCGATGCTGTCGGCGGCCTTGCATCCGCAGTCGGAGGTCACGAGCTGCGGCGGCGAGAACCCGCTCTGCGGGTCGAGCGCGGGCGCGGCGGCCGGGCCGGGCCCGCCGAATGCGTAGATCGCCGTCTCCTTGAACACGATCACCACGTCGTCGAGCACGCCGAGGCCGACGATGGCGCCGCCGTACGGGTCGACGCGGATCGAGAGGTCGGCCGGGGCCTCAAGCCCGGTGTCGTCGCGAAGCTCCTGCGAGAACCGGACGAGGTGCGGATCGCTGGAGTCCGTCCAGAACAGGCGCGCCTTGCCGCCGGCGATCACGTTGCCCCGCCAGCTCGAGGGGGCGTTGTTGCTCACGCCGCCGTTCGTGTAGAGCGGCTCCTTCGTGATCAGCGTGGCATCGCTCATCTGGTCGATGAACGTGATCGTGTCGACGGTGGCGTCGTTGAGCACGTACCCGTTCGCGCCGGTCGCGGCCGGGTCGGTCGAGGTCACGCGGTAGAACGGCGTGGCGTCGATGCCGCCGGTCTGGTTCGCCGGCGAGCGCGCGACGCCGATGCGCACGCGGCGCTTGCCGGTGAGGCGACACGTCGGGATCGTGAGCGTGACCTGGGTGTCGGCGCCGCCCATGACGACCGTGGTTCCGACGGTGACCGGGCCGGGGTGGATCTCGCCAGCGCCGTCGATCTCCTCGTACCAGCACCGGTAGAGGTAGGTCGCGCTCACGGTCATCGAGCCGCCGCCGGCCTTCACCGCCGCGAGCGCGCCCGTGGCCGTGTCGGGCGCAGCGTGGAAGTCCGCCTCCGCCCACCGGTAACCGTCGTAGTGCAGCGGCGCCGCGCCGGCGAGGTAGAGCCCCGCGCCGAGCTGCGCGGTCTTCCAGGCCGCGGCGTTGGCGAAGTCGAGCGCGACCGCGCGGATCCCCTGCTCGCCGAACTGGTCGCCGTTCGCGCTGTCGAGCTGGATCCGGTAGCCCAGCGCGATCAGGTGCCGCCGGCTCGTGTACGTGGCGCCGGCGATCACCGGAGGATCGACCGCGCGGGCGACCGGCGCCACGCTCGCGAGGTGCGTCCGCGTCGGCGCACCGACCGCCTGCCCCGGCAGCAGGCGCGCGACGATCGGCGTTGCGGCGCCGTTCGGGGCGCTGATGCGGACCGCCGCGAAGTAGGGGTAGTAGAGCACCGGGTGCGCGACGATGGCGTAGACGTCGCCGGCGACGGCGTCTCCGGCCGCGACGCTGCCGGACGCGCCATCCACCCAGGCTCGCGACGCGAGGACGTGGCCGCGGAGGTTGGACACGTTGCCCAGCGTCGCCGTCGACGCGAGCGCGCTCACCGACCCGAGGTAGACCAGGTTCTGGTCCACGGCCGCGTTCTGGTACTCGGCCGCGAAGTACCAGACGTCGCCGGCGCTCGAGCTGGTGAACTCGCCGGTGATGCGGCCCCACCCGGCGGCAGCGACGTCGGAAGACAGCACGACGTGATCGACGCCGCCGAGAACCGTCGTCGGTGTCGCCGTGTCGTGGAACCGGACCCACGGCACCGCGGTCGCCGCCGTGCCACCGGTGACGAACGCGACGGCGATGTAGCCGACCGTCGACGCCTTCGCGTACGAGACGCCGATCGGCCCAAGCACGACGTCGACGAACGTCGCGACCGAGGGCAGTCCGTTCACCGGCGAGCCGAGCACGCCCGACGGGTGGACGTAGCCGACGCGGTAGCCGCCGCCGTTCTGCACCCAGGCGATCACCCCGGGCGCCGTGCCGTTGCCGGCGTCGACGGGGAGACCGACGGCATCGTAGGCCGGCGTGGTCGCGTCGAGGTCGCCGGTCAAAATCGCCGCCGCGCTCGCCGCGCCCGTCGCGGGGTTGACGACGATCACGTAGATCCGGTTCGCGGTCGGGCGCGCCCACAGCAGGTGCAGAACGGTGCCCACGGCGAGGCAGCGCGGGCGCTGGCCGAGGCTGTCGGCCTGCGTCGGGGCGATCAGCTCGCGTCCGGTGTCGGCGTCGACGAGCGAGTACCAGACGCCGCCGCGGTTGTCCTCCCACCCCGCGAGCGTGCACCCGTTGTTCGTCGCGAGGTCGGCCATCGTCTGCTGCGTGCCGGTGCGCGCGATCGCCTCGTCGGTAGCGACGACGCTGGCGACCTGCCCGGCGTCGCTCCACGAGTCCGACGTCGGCCGGTAGCTGTAGGCGCGCTGGTCCGTGAACGCGATCAGCTCGTCGCCCCGCTGCGCGAGCCCGCGCGCGTTGCTGAACCCGACCCCGGGTGTGGAGTCGACGTAGGAGCCGATCGCGCGGTAGCCGTTGCGCTTCGAGAGCGTGGTCTCGCGCGTGAAGACCGCGTTCTGGAGGTCGAGCAGCTTCGTCGGCGGGACCTGCTTGGGGTCCTGGCGCGTTTCGACGCCACCCGCGAACGTGACCGTGACGGCTTGTTCTTGCGCGGCCATGATCAGGGTCGGTCGTAGGTGACGCGGATGGTTCCGATGCGGAGGTTGGCGGCATTGCCTGTGGCGATGAAGAACGCGGCGTCGCCGGCGGCAAGCGTGGTATCGGTCAGGTCGAACGTGGAATCCGACCAGGAGGCGGCCGGGTTCGTTACCGTCCCTCCACCCGTGCTCGTGATCGCCCCGGCCGAGGACAACACCTGAACGTCCACGGTCACGTCCGCGGCGCCATCTCCATATCGAGCGAACGTCACGCTCTTGATGCGATCGCCCTGCTTTAGCGGAACCTGCATGTAGAACGTGCCCGCGGCGCTCGACAGGACATACCCGCTGCCATTGAGCGCCCACCCACTGACGATGTTCGCCCCAAACGGCGACAGGGTCAGCACGCGATCGCCATGCTTCAGCTCGCCGGTGCCGCTCACGGTGAGGTGCTGGTTCGACGAGGCGGTGAGCCCGGCCGTCGCGGTGATGAGTCCGGTCACGCCAAGTGTGCTGCTCATCGTGACCGCGTTCGCGACCGTGTTCGACGCCGTGATCGCGCCCGCGCTGGAGATCTGCGCGATCGACGTCGAGCCCGGCAGCGCCGCCGGGAACGTCAGCGTGTACGACGCCGCGAGGGCCGCGGGGCTCGACAGGCGCACGCGGTTGACGATCGACGCCGCGGTCTCGTAGATGTCGACGTCACCGACCCGCGCGCGCGCCCACGGCCGCGGCGAGCCCTGCTGCTGGAGCCAGTAGCTATCCGTCGCGTCGTCGAACGAGAGCAGCGCCGACACGCTCGAGTAGTCCCCGCCGATGCCGCCGACGAGGGAGACGTTGATCGATCCGCCGTTGGTGAGCTTGACGTCGCGCGCGCTGGCGTCGAGGAAGTGGAGTTCGGAGTCCACCGACGAGACCCACAGCGCCGAGGAGAGCGCGCTCACGCTCGCGGCGGTGGTGGGCTGGAAGTCGATCGCCTTCGCGTCCTTGATCGCGTAGTACGTGCCGAGGTAGGACCACGAGACGTCCGCGTTGATGCGCAGGCCCGCGCTCGGCACCGGCACGCCTGCGCCGGACACGTGGTTGTGGCTGTCGAGCAGGCCGAAGACGGTGGCGAGCAGCGAGCCCCACACGCTGTCGGAGCCGTGATCCGTCGGCAGCACCAGGGACATGTTCGGCGTGGTCGGCATCAGAACACCTCGATCACGGCGCGGGGCTGGGCGACACCGACGACGGTGATCCAGATCTGCCGCGCGGGCTGGCTGTTGCCGCTGGTCGTCAGCGCATGGGCGAAGGTCGCATCCGCGACGGTCGCGGTCAACGTGTAGCCGCGCGGGGCCCGGCGGAGGCTGTGGTTGATCTTGTTCAGGCCGACCACCAGATCGGCCGTGAACGTCTGGCGGTCGAGGACGGCCAGCCCGCCGATGCGCGCGAGCTCGGCCGAGACCTGGTCGACCGCGCTCGAGGTGGCCCGGTCGGGGTCGGTCTGCGCCGCGGCGATCTGCCGGACCAGGCGCGGGCGCTGGGGTGCGCGGATCGTCATCAGATCCACTCGCTCTCGTCCCACGCCTCGTTCTGCGGCCCGCGGGCGGCCAGGGAGAACGGCTCGTCGGCGTCGCGCGAGTCGGCGGCGACGCGGATCCGCTGCGTCAGGCGCGCGATCTCCGCGTCGATGCTTCCCGTCGGCATGTCCTGGCGGTCGTAGCAGCGCTTGAGCGTCAGCGCGATCACGAGCGCCTCGTAGCCGTTGACGCCGTCGAACGTGTCGGAGTCGACCGCGAGCTGGCCGGCGCAGGGGATATAGAACAGGCGCAGCGTCTCGGCCTGCGTCGGGATCGGCGCGAGGTACAGCTTCGCGTTCTCGAGGCGGTACCGGTAGTTCCTGTCGCCCGAGAGCGGCGAGAACGCGTGCGCGGCGTCGAGGTCATGCGGGCGCAGGCGTCGGTACCCGCTCGGCGAGCTCGAGTCGACGATCTCGAGCTTGCGGAGCTTGTACATGTCCGACGGC